GCTCAGTGGGCGCTGGGGGCTGCGGGGCTGGTGCTGACGGGGCTGCAGTCGGTGACGGGGTATGTGTTGCAGACGCAGCGGGCGGAGCTGGACCGGCTGCAGGCGCAGAGCCTGGAGCGGTTTCGCTTTGTGACGGAGGAGCTTGACCGCCGCACCGGCTCGGCCGCTGAACGGCTGGACAGGATGGAGAACCGATGGGCGGCGCGGCTGCTGTCGCTGGACGGGCGGACGCTGATGCTCGAGGAGAAGGCGGTGGATAAGGATCTGGTGCTGCGACTGGCGCAACAGTTTGACGTGGTGCGCGGGCAGATATCGGAGTTGCAGCAGCGCTGTGTGCCGCGGACGGCGGCGCCTGATCGGCCGGCGCGGATGATGCGGGTGGCTGATTTATGAGTATGGCCCGGGCGGATCTGGCGGATGACCTGGTGCGGTCGCTGGGCAGCAGCGCGGAGCATTTTGACCGGGAGCAGGGCGGCGCGGGCTTTGATCGGCTGCTGGATGCGGCGGCGCTGGACATGGGCCGGGTGCAGCCGCGTGTTATGACGGATGCGCTGTCGCTGGTGGCGGGGCAGGCGGCCTATCCGGCGCCGGCGGAGATGGTGCGCCCGCAGCATCCGGTGTGGCCGCCGCTGCCGGCGCAGCCATGGGCGCGGCGCTATCGGGGGCCGATGCCGCTGTTGCGCCGGGTGGTGCGGATTGCGGAGGTGCAGGTGGCGGTGTCACCGGCGCCGACGGCGGCGCTGGTGGCGGATGTGGCTGGCAGCCTGGGGTATTACTACGAGGCCCGGCACAGCATCGGCGAGCTGGCGGAGGAGACGACGATAGACCCGGGGTGGCGGGATTTACTGCTGCTGCGGGCGCAGGCGGAGGCGTGTCGGGAGCTGGCGCTGTCGAATGTGGTCAAGCCGATCCAGTTGCACCGGGGGATGGGCGCGCAGCCGACCCGGGCCCAGCCGAGCGTGCTGTATGAGCTGCTGATGTCGGAGTTCAAGGCGCGGGGGATGGACCGGTGAGCATCCGGATAGAGATTGACGCGCGGGAGATTGAGCAGGCGCTGGCGAGATCGCCGCGGGCGCTGGTGACGCGGCTGGGCCGGGCGGTGCGCCGGGGTGGCGCAGAGGTGGCCCGGGAGGCCCGGGCGCAGGCGCCCAAGGCATTTACCACGCTGACGCAGAGCATCCGCAGCGCGCAGGGCGAGGATGTGCTGACGGCGGTGGTGGCGCCGACGGTGGCCTATGGCCCATACGTGGAGCTGGGTACGGGGCGGTTTGGCCCGGGCGGCACGGCCAGCCGGCGGATGCCGCCCACGGCGCCCCTGGTGGACTGGATACGCCGGAAACGCATCACGCCGGATGAGCCCTGGATGGATGAGGAAGACCTGGCCTATGTGATTGGGCGGAGCATTGCGGCCCGGGGCACGCCGCGGCAGCCGTATTTGCGCCCGGCGCTGCGCAAGCTTTCGCCGCGGGTGGTGCGGCTGATCTATGAGGGGCTGCAGGCGGGCATTGCGGAGGCAACACGCTGATGTGGTGGCTGATGGTGCAGGACCTGGTGCGCACGCTGTCGCTGGACCCGGCGCTGGACTATGCGGAGGTGCGCGTGGGGCAAAGCATGTCGGTGCCGGATCGCAGCACGGTGGAGGTAAGCCGCGGGGCGGCGGGGCCTGATGATCTGTTTAACCCCGGGTCGGGTGTTGTGCTGCTGAATGTGGACTGCTGGGAGCATAGCGAGAGCGATGAGTGGGGCGACGGCTATGCGGCGCTGGCGCGGCTGGAGCGGCATGTGGTGGCGGCGCTGATGGATTGGCAGCGGGAATATGACCCGGCGGACCTGGATGGCGCGGATATGGTGGTGGATGAGGTCAGCGTGCAGCCGGATCTGGATGCTTTCCGGCCGAGCGTGGGCAGTCGGCTGGCTGTGCGAATAAATTGGCAGAGGAGTATGTGAGATGGCGATCAGCGCACCGGATAAGGTACTCGGCGCAGGGCGGCTGTATTTCAGCCTTTATGACTCGGACACGCAGACGTTTGAGCCGAAGCGGTACATGGGGAACACGCCGGGGTTCACGATCAGCATCGAGACGGAGACGCTGGAGTTTGTGGACAGTGACAACCAGGTGGCGGTGAAGGAGGACGAGATCACCACGCGCCTGGACCGGAATGCCTCGATCACCTGCAACAATGTGTCGGATGAGAATCTGGCACTGTTCCTGGTGGCGAATGTGGCGACGCTGAGCCAGGCAAGCGGCACGGCGACGGTGGAGACGATCACGGCGCTGTCGGGCCGGTTTTATCAGCTTGGGGTGACGGCGCAGAACCCGACGGGGGTGCGCAACATCTCCAACGTGACGGTGGAGGACGCGGGCGGCGGTGGCACCACCTATGTGGAGGGGACGGATTACGCGGTGAACGCTTCGGCCGGGTGGGTGGAGATACTGGCCGGCGGCGGGATTGCTGACGCGGCGAGCCTGGATGTGACCTACGACAACGATCAAAGCGATCGCACGCAGATCACATCGGACGCGGTGCAGCCGCGCTCGGGCGAGTTGCACTATCTGTCGGACAACACGCGGGGGCCGAACCGGGATCTGTATGCGCCTTTTGTGGAGATGCGCCCGAACGGGGAGTTGCCATTCAAGTCGCGTGACACCTGGATGGAGATGTCTTTTAACACCACGTTTATCACGCGGCCGGGGTTTGCGCCGCTGTATCTGGATGGCCGGCCGGTGGCGGGCGGCTGACTGGGCATTTTAAGCCGCTGGATTTTGAAATCTGGCGGCGGTTGCGGGGCGTAGCCCTGCGGATTTCAAAAAAGTCGGTGTTTTTGGAGGTAAAAATGCGCGTTTTTTTTGTTTTGATGATGGCCGCGGCCGGGGTGCCAGCTTTTGCGGCCGATGGGGAGCAATGCGATCAGGCAGCCGGGATAATCGCGCCGGAAGTCCCCTGTGTTGTTGCGAACGCAGACGTGGACAGCTTGGACGAGCAAATATTCCGGCTTATGGCTGAGCTGACGCGATCGGAGTCTGGCCGGGTGTCTGCAATCGGCGACCAGGATTATGGCCGGATCATGAGCTACTTCGACCGACTGGCGGTGAAAGCGAACGAATATGCGCATTTTAAGGGTGACGGCAAGGTCTTAATTATGTGGCCGCTAATGGATCTGAGCCAGTCGCTGGTTATGACGGAAAACTCGGCGCTAAATGAGGCCAATAAGGCGCTTTTGCAGGCCGATTATTCTTTGCGCGTAAGCGAATCGGCGCGGATGAATGACGGATTGCTGTCGCATGATCATGCGGATTTCATGGACCTGATAGCCAAGGCTCGGCGGCAGGTTGAATCCTTCTATACAGGCAGCAACCCCACCGATTACCCGCAATCTTCGCCGCGGACTGAAATTGTAGAGCCGGCCGCTGCCACGGAATGATGACGGCTGTCATGGATGACGCGGCAATCCTGCTGCCCGATCGGGAGGTGGTGCTTTCCGACGGGCAGCAGGTAACGGTGCGGGAGTTCCGGTTTCGCGAGGCGGTGGAACTGGGGCCGGCGGGCCGGCCGATTGTGGAGGCGCTGGTGGCGCTGGGGCATGACCCGGGCATGGTGGACGCGGATGTGATCCAGCGGCTGGTGCGGGAGCATTGGGACAGCTTTGCGGTGCTGACGGCGGCGGCGTGCAATCGGGACACGGATTGGTTTGAGGGGCTGCGATTCCGGGACGGGCTGACGCTGGTGACGGCGCTGTGGTCGGTTAACTCGGATTTTTTCGTGCTCCCCGTGGTGATGAAGGCGGCGAGCGCATTGGATGGGGCCGGGTCTTCGCCGACCTGATTGCCGCGGGGCACCGGGAGGGTGATTTGCGCGGGTACACGCTTCGGCAGTTGCGGCTGTATGCGCAGGAGGCCGGCCGGATACGACGGGAGCGGCGGGCGGCGCTGATCCTGGATGTGAACACGGGCATGGCCGGAGGCGATGCGGCCAGCCGGCGGGTGCGGGAGCTGATCGATGACCAATGACGTTGATCTGTATGTCCGCATCAAGGCGGACCTGAAAAGCGCGCAGACGGCGCTGGATCAGCTTGACCGGCGGGTGGATAAGGTCGGGAAGACCGGCCAGAAGGCGACGAAGGGCACGGACGCCCTGGGGCAGTCGGCGGATGGTGCGGCGGAGTCGTTCAAGCGGCTGGCGGTGCAGGCGGCGGCGGCTTTTGGGGTGATTCGCGAGGCGCAGGCGGTGGTGGATGCCGGCCTTGCGATGGAACGCATAAGCCGGGGCCTGGAGCAGGCGACCGGCAACGCTCAGGCCGCCCGGCGTGAGTGGGATTTCCTGAGAAAAGAGAGTGACCGGCTGGGGGTTTCGCTGCGCGAGGCGGCGGAGAACTATACCCGGCTGGCGGCCGCGGCGCGTGGGACAACCCTGGAGGGGGACAGCACGCGGCAGGTGTTCCTGGGGGTGGTGGAGGCCTTTCGGGCGCTGGATGCGCCGGCGGCGGATCTGCAGCGGGCGCTGACGGCGGTGCAGCAGATCATAAGCAAAGGGAAGGTTTCGGCGGAGGAGTTGACCGGCCAGCTTGGGGATGTGCTGCCCGGGGCATTACAAATAGCGGCCCGGGCGATGAATACGACCACGGCGGAGCTGTCGGAGATGTTGGCGCGGGGCGAGGTGATGGCGGATGAGTTTCTGCCGCGGTTTGCCGAGCAGTTGCGCACGGAGTTCGGCGAGACGGCGGTGGCGGCGGCAGAGGGGGCGAGCGCGGCCTTTGCGCGGTTTGAGAATGCGCTTTTCGAGGTGCGGGCGGCGGCGGCGGACAGCGGGCTGATCGATGCGCTGCGGGTGATTGCCGAGGAGGGGGCGAAGATTCTGCGGGTGCTGGGCGATGTGGGGGATGAGGCCGAGGAGACGGGGCAGAAGTTTGAGACGCTGCGGGATTTTATGCGCGGCGTGGGAACGGTGCTGGTTTACGTGAAGGAGTTGTTCCAGGACGTTGGCGATCTGATCGGGGTGACGGCTGCGCGCATAGAGGTGGTGGCCGGTGTGGCGAGCAACGGGCTGGAGCTGACGCTGCGCAAGCTGGAGGCGATCAATGCGCAGCGGCGGGCGTTTCTGGCGGAGCTGCAGCGCAGCCGGCAGGCATCGCTGGCGGGGCTGGATGAGGATCGCGGCGCGAGCGCGCCAAGCGGTGGCGGCGGGGGCTTTCGCACGGGCGGGGGCTTCGGCATCGGTCTGCCGGATACGGGCGGGCCGCGGCCGACAGTGGTGGGGACTCCGCCGGCGGGCGGGGGCGCCAATGAGGCGGCGGCGGCGCGGGATGCGCTGCGGGTCGGCGAGGATATGGTGCGGCTGCGGGAGCGGTGGATCCGCCAGAATGAGCAGGCGGCGGAGAGTCTGCGGCGGATGATTGACCCGAGCCGGGCGCTGCAGGCGGAGATTGACCGCATCAATGAGCTGATGGCTGGCGGCTTTATCGACACGGATGAGGCGGCCGCGGCGATCCGCCGGCTGCGGGATGAATATGTGGGCGCGCAGGAGGATATGCGCGACGAGACGCGCACGACGGGCGAGGTGTTGACGGACGTGCTGGGGGATAACCTGTTTGCGCGCTTCGATGAGGGTCTGAAGGGCATGCTGCAGGGCTGGGCGCGAACACTGCAGCAGATGCAGCAGCGGGCGCTGACGGCGCAAATCTATGAATCCCTGGGCATCGGTGGCGGTGCGGCCGGGGCCGGGGCCGGCGGGGGTGCGACGGCCGGCGGCGGTGGCGGCGGGGCGGGGTTTGCCTCGCTGGCGCTGCAGTTGCTGCCGCTGTTTTTGCACTCTGGCGGTGTGGTGGGCAGTGGCGCGGGCTGGCGGGCGCCGGTGCCGGCTGCGGCGTTTGCCGGGGCGACGCGATTCCATGCAGGGGGTTTCCCGGG